CCTTCGTCAGGTTCTCCAGATCTGCAAGGAACTCGACATACCCCCGATAAGAAAGGAAGTTGTTGAGGTTCACAATAGCCCCGTTGGGCATCGTCCTTGGCAGCGTTGAGCTTTTCTTGGACACCTGGACTGCTACTTGAAACTGGACGAAGTTTGGCACCAAGAGGTCCCGCTGATTGTCCATGAAGTTAACGAAATCAGGGACACCTCTAAGGTCAACACGAGCGTGATGGTTTATTACCTGCTCTAGTGTTTTCACCATGAAGTAAGGTGAGAGGTGGGAATCATGTTTCTCAATCACCACGGGCAAAAACTTTTCAAAAGCCTCAGGGTTGCTTGCTTTCAAGACTTCCAACTGAGAAAAGACTACAGGGTAGTGAGTCTTGAGATAACCAATGAACTCTTCTAAATCACTCAGACCTATGCTCCGGATTTTGTGGATGCACTCGTAGAAACTACGTGTAAACATCGGAGTATCGAGCTCTTTAACCAGTCTTACGAGAGTTCGCAGAGCAGGGCGGCAGTATCTAGAGTTCGCAGAGCAGGGCGGCAGTATCTCTCAAGAGATTCAGCCTCAACGTGCATCAGTTTCATGACGTTAGCCACGTAAGAAAGGTCGAAGGGGAACAAGTTGTCCAAGAAAGTATGAATTGAGGGAAAGGTGTTAGGCCTTTTCTTCAGCTTTGTTTGGAAATCGTACACGAAGTATGCCTCCGCAAAGATCTCCGTCAGAGTGTCTTTAAGTTCATTCACTGGCGTTGAGTTTTTGAAGTTCGCGTATCTTTTCTTTGCGACTTTCAAGAATGAGCCTATCCTCGGTAATATGTGATTACCAAAGACAATCTCATGCTTTCCGTCGAGTTTCCGCAAGTCGATTTGGCGGTTCAGGTGAAGCATCAATTTGACAACAGCGTCACCGAGCGGCTCTTCCTGGTGTGTCAGAATCCATTCCTCTTGCTCTACATCAATTTTGGAAATCCCTTTCGGAAGTGAAGTCCAGAATGATTCGTTGCTTGAGGGATCAACTGTGGGGTTGATTTTCTTGACGAAGGTAGTATCCTGTTGTTTCCGGTACTCTTTAGACGAGATGTCAGAATCCTTTTCGTTTTTCAAGGACTCCATCACCTCAAGCTGAAGAGCTGTGAAGTCAGAGGAATTGTAGGTTTTCCAAATTGCACTCTTGAAGGGTCCAAGATGAAGAATCTTATTGCCCTCGATGACAATCTTGTTGAAAAGTTCCAGTTCTGCATCGAGAAGTTCTACAGCCATGTTGAGCAAGTACTTCTCCGCGTAGGGGAAGTCCTTAACCAA